GCACGACCACGCGGCTGCCCACGGTCTGGCCGTCGATGGCCAGCACCTCGGCCACGCCGTTGGTGGTAGTGGCGGTCACGGACATGCCGTCCGTGTGGATGGTCACCTTGTTGCCCACGGCAACGGTGGCGCTCTCCGCCGGAGCCACACCCAGCGTGGTCTCGAACTCCATGTAGCCCTGCACTTCCACGCAGGGCACCTCCCCCGCCGCGTTGGCAGGGCCCACGCACACATAGGCGGGCTTCGTCGCGCCGGTACACTTGGTCACCGCGCCGCTGGCCACCTTCAGCGCCTCGCCCACGGCGTAGCTCTCGTCGGCGGTGGCGGTCTTGTACTCGATAGGGGGTGTCAGGCCCACCTTCATTTTGCTCAGTGCAAACATGCTGCTTTCCAGCTCCTTTCAAATGTCATTACTTTTGTCATTACTTCCGGTACGCCCCGTAGGCGGCTGCGATCTCCGCATCGGTGGCGTCCGGCAGGAACTCCCGGTACGCCGCCTTCTCCTCCGCCGTAGGCTGATATGGGGCATCCCCTGCCGCGGCGGGCATCCCGGCCAGATGGCCCTTGCCGCTGGCCCGGTTGATACCGGCCTGTCGGGCGGCGCTCAGCCGCCGGGCGTCGATGTCCTTCCGGTTGGCCAGATAGTAGGCTTCCTCAAGGCTCAGGCCCTTCTGGACATAGGCGTTGAACTGCGGCCCCGTGGGCATGGCGGCAATGTCCTCCAGACTGCCCACCTCCGCGCCGTACAGCTGCCGGATGCTCTCCACGCCCTGGCGGATGGTTTCCTGTGCCCGGTCATTCACAGCCCTGGCCTGCTCCTGAATGGCGGTAAGCTCCTGGCGCTGCACCTGCTGCCGCAGGGGCCGCACCGCCTCATCCACCATGCCGCGTACCGTCTCCGGATCAATGCCGGCCTGCTGCAGCTGGGCCGTGCGCCGGGCCTGCCGGTCCGCCTCCTGATAGGCGCGGTAATCCGCCTCGCTGCGGATGGGCTGGCCGGTGTAGGGGTTGTTCTGGCCCTGGAACATGTCCGCGTAAATGCGGTCCACGCGGGCCTGTGCCGCTGCTTCCGATGCCTGCCGCCGGGCTTCTTCCTCCCGCTGGCGGCGACCGTAGGCCTGGCGGCGGCGTGTTTCCGGATCCTGCTCCCGCGCGGTTTCCTCCGCCGGGGCGGAGCCGTCCTCCGCGCCGCCCTCACCTTCTCCGCCGGGTACGCCGGAGAGATCCTGCGCGGTATCCTCCGCGCCGTCAGTGCCGGTGTCCGCGTCTGCCGCGGGCATATCGTCCTCCACGCCAAAGGCGCGGGCGTAATCTTCCTGTGTCAGTTCCATCGTGTCCTCCATGTTCCCGCTTTCGGTGCGAAAGTGCCCCATTTCCGCCGGGGCCAAGCGAAATGTTCCGGCCGTGCCGGTAAATGTTCCGTTTTTCCCGGTTAACGTCCGTTTTTCCGGGAAATATGCGCGTAAGCGGCGTTACTTGCTCTTTTTCTTGCTGCCGGTGCCGGTGCGCAGGTCGCTGCCGCTGTAGCGCACGTTGCCCTTGGGCGCGGGCGCTGCCTTGGCGCAGGGCGCTTCCACCCGCTGGCTGCCCGTGTTGGCGATCTTGCCGGCATAGCCGTTGTTCTTGCTCATGGCGTGTCCTCCTTTCCAGTGTTCTGGGGCTTTTTCCGCTTCTCCCCAAGCGAATTGTTGTCATGTGTGGATGCTTCGCGGCTCCGCCAGGCGCCCGACTTGCGTTCGGGACGCCCGGCACGAAAAAAGAAAAATGAGGAGGATATCCGGGGCGGGGAGTGCAAACCCGCCCGGCGCAGCCGCGAAGCTGGTCGATTTACCGCTGTTGTTTGCGCGGGCCGATGTGGGCATCGGCCCCTACGAAGTTTCCTCCGGCGCCTCCGCTGCCTTGGTCCGCGTCAGCCGCCGGTCATAGCGTCCGCAACGCTTGTTGCGGCAGACGTATTCCACCTCTTCGGTGCCGTTCGGCGCGGCCGTCACCTGAAAGATCATCATTTCCAGTCCGCACTCCGGGCAGGTCATGCCATGCCGCCCCCTTCCATCATGGCGGCATCCATGGCAGGTGCCGCGCCTGTGTCCGCACCGCCCTGCATCGCGGCGGCCGCGGCCTGTTGCTGCTGCGCCGCTTCCTGCTGGCGTGCCATTTCCTCCTCGAAGCTGCTGCGCATGTCCGATGCCATGGGGTAGTGTAGCTTCTCCATCTGGGTCCAGAACCGCAGCAGCGTGGTGATCTCGTTCACCGGCCCCATGGCGCCCTGTTGGAAGTTCATCCGTGCTTCTTTCCACAGGGCCTGCCGGTCGGTGGCCAGCGGCGCGGCGCTGTCGCAGCTGAACAGGAAATCCGTGTTGTATTTCCACTCCCCCGCCTCGTCCTGATACAGGAAATCATGGCGGTCAAACACCAGATACTCCGTCCGGCCGTTCTCGTCGGATTTGTGGAGCCAGCGGGGTTCCTCGCAGTATGCCAGGAAGAACTTGAAAATGACCTCAAACAGGTCCTGATACATAGCCCGCTTCATCACCCGTTTGCTCTCCAGGCGTCCCGCCGCCTGCTGGGCGCTGAACTCCTTGGCCACGGCGCTGGTGGCGGTGGGGTCCTTTCGGCCCTGCATGCTGTCCGTGATGCCAATGGTCTGGCGGGCCTCCTCGTAGATCTGCGCTCGCAGTGCCAGGTCCATATTGATGTCCACCTGCGTGTTGAAGGTGTGGATCATCTGCAGCTTGGCGGGGCTGTCCACCCGCACCACCCGGTTGTCCTCGTCCGTCACGAACTGCGCCCCGGTTTCCGGCAGCGTGGTAAAGCTGCCGCCACCCAGCACCTTGGCCTTGATCTTGCTGGAAAGCTGGTTCATGGTGTTCTGCTGGTCAGCGATGGCGTCAATATCGCTCCCGCCCATGAACCGCCCGAATTTGCTGACGTTCTTCCGCACCACGATGGGGTACACATCCGGCTTGTAGTAGGGGATGCGCGTCGGCGCCATCACCGGCATGTAGGTCACCGCCGCCGGGCCGTTCATGGCCCGCAGCTGGGGCAGCACGCCCTCACCCTCCGTCAGCGGCTCCACCAGCGGCTGGCCGTATTCGTCCCGCTGCTCACTCATGGCGGGGATCTCGGTGCCGTTCCGGGTGACGATATCCTCCGTCAGCTCCTCGAACTCCTCCACCTCCACGGTGAATTTGGTCCCCCCGCAGTACCGGCAGCGGTGGCCGTCGCCCACCATGCCGCAGGTGCCGCAGCGGTTCACCCGCCGCACCTGATAGTCCTCCAGATCCTCCACCACCGTGTCGTTCACCCAGCGGTAGCGGCCGATGCCGCCCTTGCTGTTGCGGTAGTAGCAGGTCACCAGCGTCACGATCTCGCCGCTGCTGTCGGGGCCGTCCCCCAGCCGCCGGGCGTCGGGATCGGATTCGTTCTCGTTTTCCTCCAGCGCCACGCCGAAGGCCTCCTTGATCTGCCGCCGGGTGGCGGGCGATTCCAGAAAGATCCAGTCCATGTCGGCGATCTGGCTGACGTTCGCCTGTGGGATGATGCCCCGCGGGTGCATCATGGTTATCCGCAGGTCGCCCAGCCAGTCCTTGCCGCTGATGCCGTCCTGCCAGTCCACCAACAGCCCATGGCCGCCCTGTACGGGACTGATACGCTCGCCCTCGTCGTTGATCCGCTCAAAGGGCAGCTTGTCCATCACATTCCGCAGCAGGTTTTCCACAATGTCCGCCAGCCACTCATCCTCCTGCCGGATAGCCGTCACCTTGGGCGCGGGGATGTCGCTCTCCACCTGGGCCTCGATCAGCTCAAAGCCCACGTTCCGCACATGGGTGGCCTTCCCCTTCTTCGCCACGCTGCCGTCCGGCGCGTAAATGGTGGGGTCGCCGTCATAGATGCTCTCCCGCTTGCCCATGCGGTTCAGCTCCGGCATGATGGCCTCCCTGGCTGTCTCCAGCCTGTCCTGCCACGTCTTGAGCTTCCGCAGTTCATCCTTCTTCATGGCTTCCTCCTCAAAATTCCCGTCCGCCGGAGGAGATCATCTCCTCGTAGCTGTCGGCGTCGTCCTCTTCCTCGCTGCGCTCCATGCGCTCCAACATGTCGTGCAGCATCCCCAGCGCCTTCAGGCAGCCGCGGGCATCGAACTCCCATGCGCCGCTCTCGATGTACTCCCGCAGGTTGCTGTCCCATTGCAGCACCGGCGTGGCGGCGGCACACCGCTCGTATACCCGCCACACCTCCACAGCCAGCGAGTGGCGTGTGATCCCCAGGCTGTCGAACTCCTCCTTCAGCAGCGCATCCCGGTATTCCCGCACCGCCGGATCTTTCATGAGCCTGCTGGCGGTCTGGGCGGCGCTCTTTTCGCTGTACCCGGCCCGAATAGCGGCCCGCGTGCCGTTCATGTCCACCAGCCACTCCCGCACAAAGCGTTTCTGCTTGTCCGTGATGGCCTTTTTCACTTCCTCCGCCACGCTGCCGCCCTCCCTTCCATCAGTCGATTACATTTCGTTATCATAATTGTCGCACAGGTAGACCCTCCGTTATCACAGACTTTCGCAAAACGGCAAAACACCCCGGAGGCCGCACCGCAGCACGGTTTCCGGGGCACTTCATTTCACTAAAGACCGCCAGTTATCACAGAAAGCGGTTTTCACCACCGCTCGTAAAAGCTCTTGCGCATGGCATACAGCAGGCTCTCCGAAATAGCATGCTCCATGGCGATGGCGGTAACGGAGCGGCTGGTGGTCATCACCTCAAAAAGGGCATGCTGATACGCACCTGCGACCTGCTCGCAGATGTAGCGTATCTTTTCCTGCACCCACACCGGCTGTGACCGCCAGTCCAGGCAGGTATAGCGGATCAGGCCCTGCTTCTCTTCCGGCAGGTCAACGCCCCGCAGCTTCTTAAATGCCATCGTCCTCCGCCTCCTCTCCGGCGCGGGCCACGGCCATCTCCTTTCGCCCGCCGATCTTTCGCGCCGGGTCTTTCTCTCTGGGTATGTAGCGGACGAAATTGACGCCCAGTTCCGGCTCATACCGTGTGCCCGGCAGCGTGGTAGCACCTGCCGGTACCCGCAGCTGGGCCGCCGTCAGCACATAGGTGTATTCCACCTTGGGCTTCTCCATGTTCCGGCTGCTGGTGTACTTCTTGCCGTCCGGGATGTTTCGCGCCTGCCGGATCAGGTACAGCGCCAGCGGGTAATAGTCCTTCTGATCCCGCAGCAGCTGCACATCCACCGTGCCGCGGCCCCAGATGTCGTCCAGCGGTTCCCCGTACAGGGTAAACGTCCGATCCTCCATCCGCAGTCCCGCGCTGTTGATCACGATGTGGCAGTGCAGGCGTACCGCCTCGCCGGTCTCGCCGTCCACCTCGCTGGGCACCAGCACCCACTTGAGGACATCGCCGTGCTTTTTCATTCGGCGTGCCACACGGTCAAGAAAATTCTTCGCCTCCTTCACCGCCCCCTCGAAGGTGCCACCGCAGCGTGCCAGTGCCTCGTCGATAAAGGTCAGCGTCAGCAGCGCGTCGCCATGGGTGTAGTTGCAGTTCAGCACGCGGGCCAGTGCCAGCACGGCCTGCTGGCGGTTGTTCTCCTGCTTCTTCTCGCCGCTGTTGCCCTTGATCCGTGCGCCCCGGCGTGAGGGCTTCCGGCCCACATAGCTTTTGCGGCGCTCCACCACCTGCCCGCTGGTGATCTTCTTGACCATATACCATCCCTCCCGTGATATCATGCTATCTTCCCTCCCACGTTCCTCTCGTAGGGGCCGATGCACCCCAAGGGCACTTGTTTCACTGCGCCCACATCGGCCCGCCGTTTTTTCCCGCGTATAATAAAAATCAAAGACGCCCGCGCACAGGAACCGGCCTTCGCATTTCTCTCCTCCGTCATAAGCCGCTTGCGTTTTTCCGAGCCATCCGGGCGGCGTCAGTCCGCCCCGCTGTCTCTCGCAAGAGGCTATGCCGGTAAACTTAGGCATTTAAGAGCCCCGCAGATACGCGCGTGCGCGTATATATAATAATGTGATAATGTGTACTTCGATCTCTCATAGCGCCGCCCCGCCGACGCAGCCGGGCGGCGCTATCAAAAATCCATTGACATATGCGCATTAAATGCGTATAATATTAGTGAGAGGGGGAATCTTATGAAACAGTCCGATCTTCTGAAGCGGTTCACTAAGAAAGGTTGGTGGGTGCTGCGTCAGGGCGCAAATCACATCATCCTCACCAACGGGAAGGACATCGAACCTGTCCCCCGTCACAAAGAGATCAATGAACAGCTGGCAAAAGCCATCATCAAGCGCAGAGAACTCTAAGGAGGTTTTTCTATGAAACAGGCTTATCCCATTATTCTGACGCCCGACAAGGACGGCTACTGTGTCTATGTCCCCGATATGGATATCAACACCTCCGGCACCGACCTTGCAAACGCCATCTTCATGGCGGAGGACGCCATCAGCCTTTGCGGCATTACCTATCAGGACATGGGCCGGGAGATCCCCGCCCCGTCTCCCACGCTCCCCCAGTGCTCAGAACACGACATTCCCACCTTCGCCGTGGTGGACTTCGAGGAATACCGCCGTGCCAACGACATGCGCTCTATCCGGAAGAATGTCACCATTCCCAGCTATTTGAACGATCTGGCCCAAAAAGCCGGTCTCAGCTTCTCTCAGGTACTGCAAGACGGTCTCCGCGCCCGCCTTGGTGTCCAGTGACCGGATAGCCCACCGCCCAGCCCCTTTCGGGGCTGGGCTTTTCTGTCATTCCTCCGTCATTTCCAGCGCCACCTTGCTGGCCGCTGCGATGCCCAGCCAGTTGGTGGTCATAGTCATGCTTTCCCGCACCAACTCGGCAGCCAGAGCGCCGTAGGCGTCCGGGTCATTCTCCCGGATGGCCTTCCACATGTCTTTCTGCACATTTTTGATGTTCTTCAGCAGGTCGTCGCACTCCTCCACCCGCTTGCGCAGGTCGGCCCAGCTCTCTTTGTCACTGGCAAAGCCCCGGCCCCGCTGCTCCGTGAGGGCGGTCACCTGCGCGGCCACCGCCGTCTGTAGTTCGGCATATGCTCTTTCGTTACCCATGGTCATTCCTCCACCTTCACCACATACGCCCCGTCGAAGCCCGCCGCCTCCGCCTTGGCCCGGAAGGCCTCCGCGTTGGCCAGCACCCGGAACGCACCCACCTGCACCCGGTACAAGGCGTTCTCCTGGGGCTTCTCTTCCGGTTCTGACGGTTCCGCCGGAGCGCCGTTTTCGTCCTCGGTGGGCGGGACATAGGCCACGCCGAAGTACTCACAGATGGCCTGCACCGTTTCCTCTGCGATCCGCCCCATGCTGTCCACCAGCCACTGTGCGTCGGCGGCGTTGTCATGAAAAGCGAACTCCGGCAGCACCGCCGCCATGTGGGTGGCCCGCAGCTCATAGAGCCGGTCATCCTCCACCAGAAAGTCCGGCGCACCCGGCGACAGCGGCCCGATGCGGTCTTGGATCAGCTTTCCGATGCGGCGGCTCCTCTCCGAGGGGTAGCAGTGTACCCGCGTCCCCGCCGCCCGGCCGTCAAAGCCGTTGGTGTGGGGCGCAACGTGCATGTCGGCGGGCCAGTTGTTGGACTCCTTCACCCGGTCGTACATGTTGCCGTACTGGGCATTGATCACCTCGAAGCTGCCGCACCGCAGCAGGCCCCGCTCTATGTAGTCGGCGCAGCGCCCCATCTGCTCCTTCTCGTTGGTGGTGTGCCCGTTCCACAGGGCCGAAGATGCGTACACATTACTGGCCCGATCCTCCGGCGAGATGTAGATCTTATATTTCATTTCCCGTACACCTCCATCACCTCGATGCCATACATGATGGCGCAGTGGTTTTCCACGCGGCACCCTCTGGCGCTCTCCCAGTCGGGCGCGAACACGGCCACGTCCGCCGTACTCAGCAGCTCCAGCGACTTGCCCAGGAACCACAGCGGCCTTGCGCCCGCCGGAGCGTTCTCAAAGAAGCTGTCGATCACCTCAATGTCCTCGCCGTAACGCTCCCGCGCCTTGGCGATCAGGCGCTCCCGCTCGGTCTTGATCTCCTCGTTGGTCTTGCCCTTCATGGGCTGGCTGATAAAGATTTTCATGTTTGCGTTCTCCTTTTCGTTGTTATTTTTGGCGGCCTTTACCGCGTCGCACCAATATTTGAACGGACATCCTTTTTCATTCTGCTGTGCAGCCAGCATCTCGGCGTTCTCATACTTTTTCAGCCGCTGCCGCAGCTCCATGATCTCCTCGGCGTACCGTGCGCACCGGCCGGTCAGCTGGTCGATCAGGTCGGCAGCAGCGGTCGCCATTTTTCGGAGGCGCTCCGAATCATACCGATATTCGTTGTCAAGCGAATATCGGACACTATGTGGGCATCCGTCGCAGCTGTCGCTTGCGCAGCACCGCAGCGACCGCACGATCTCCTCCCGCATGGGCTTCTTTTCGCTTTTCATGGTAATCTCCTTTCGCATCTCGTAGGGGCCGGCGTCCCCGACGGCCCGTGGCTCCCTTGTGTAAAGGCGCCCCAGTGCTCACACTGGGGTGTGCACAGCTGAGCTGTCAGCCCCAAGGCTGACTGAGGGATTGTCAGGTAACAGGTCAACCCCTCCGTCACGGCATACGCCGTGACACCTCCCCTTACACAGGGGAGGCAAATTACCGTGCCCATCTCCTTTCCAGCATCTTCCTTGTCTCCGCATCGGCCCGGTTGTAGTCCTCCCACATGTCCGGCGTCCAGTGGCTCCTGTCGCCGCCGGGCTCCTCCACTGTGTACCGCTGCTGGCTTCGGGCCATCTGGGCAATGGCGGCGGCGATCACCAGGTCGTCGTGCTGTCCCTCCGCCGCCTGGGGCTTCCGGTTCTTGTCGTAGACGAATACGATCATCTCGCCCAGCGTCCACCGGCTCCGGATCACTTGAGGCGCTTCCTCCATCACCGTGTGCAGCTCCGCCAGCATCTGGGGCCGGGTGGCAGGCGTCGTGTGCCAGCCGAAGGACTTCACCATGGCGTTGGCGTAGGTGTCGAACCGCTCCCGCTGATAGAGCTTGGGATAATTCCATTCCTCCAGCTTCCGCTCCGGATAGGTGGAAAAGTTCACCTCGATGGCGGCCAGCGCCGCGCCGTAGTACATACCCAGACAATACACCTGCCGGGCGTACAGGATCTCCGATTGCCGCTGCTGCAATTCCGCCACCTGCTCACCGGTGCGGTTGTCCAGCACATGGGCCGTGAAGCAGTCGCTTCCCTCGCCCGCTGTGTCGCCGCCCAGCACATAGGGCACGCCCTTTTCCGGCTTCTTCCAGATGCGGACGGCGCCGTCGGCGGCAGGGATGAACTTCCAGTTCCGGGGCTTCTCGCCCTGCTCCTCCGGCGCGTCGTAGGTGAACCACCCGGTGGCTGCCGGTTCCGGCGCGTGCATCTGCTGCACGCTCAGTGCCTGATTGTCAAAGAACGGCGTACCGCTCAGCAGGAAGGCCTCCGCCGGGGTGTTAGGGTACTCCTGCCGGAACTTGTCCACGCTGCTGCCGCAGTTGGCCCGGATACACCATCGCCGCCATTGCAGCTGCTCCCCGTCCAGCCCGAAATCCCGTTGAAGCTGCCGCTCCTCCTCCGTCCACTCCGTACCGGGCGGCACGGCCATGCGGTAACCCTTCTCCAGATACCACGGCAAAAATACCGGGATCCATTCGTTGGTGCCGTTCTCTGCCCCGTCCCACAGCTCCTTGAAGTGGTCATAGCCGTTGGCGGTGGATTCGATCACCACCATCGTGCTGGGGTCGTCGGGGACGGACTGCATGATACCCAGCAGCAGATCCATCTTGTTTTTGGGCCAGAAGGCGTATTCTGAAATATGTACGTTGGTCAGCGTCTCGCCGCGTCCCACGCTGCCGCTGCCCGCCGTCTGGCACCGGATGGAGCTGCGCAGGCCCGGCCGCCGGGCCTTGACCTTCTGGTCTCTGGTGGGATTCTCAAAGGCCAGCTCCTTGGCGTTGCTGTTCTTCCGCATAGGCTGCATCCGCCGGGGCAGGCAGTCATAGAAGAGCTTGTTCATTTTGAACAGGTTGCTGGTGGCATCGCTGTTGTGGGCCACGATCAGCGTCTTAACGTTGGGCCGCGTGGCCGCGTCCTGAAACATCAGCGCCTCCGTTACCGTGGAAATGCCCTCCTGCCGCCCTTTCAGCACAATGATGCGGATGGGCTTGCCCAGAGCCGCCTGCTGCCGGATCACGGCGTACAGGTTGCTCTGGGCTTCATTGAATTTCAGCGGCACAAGCGCCTGCTTCTTGGTGCGGATCATCAGCAGGTTTTCACAGTATTCTTTCGGATTCCGCAGATTCATGCCGACGATCCCTCCTTTGTGCTTTGTATGGCGGGGCTGTGCCGCTCTATCGGTGTCCGCTTCGTAGGGGCGGGGTTTACCCCCGCCCGCACGGACGACCGCAAGGGTCGCCCCTACGCACAGGCCATCGGTGGTTTCTCTGTAGGGCGGGGTGCCCTCACCCCGCCGCCTGTGTTGCGGCGGTTTGCTGGGCGGCCTGCTCTCAGGCCGCCGCGTACTTTACCCAAGTCCCAGCGTTTTCAGCGACTTTTCCAGCTCTGCCGCGTTGCGGATGCGGTGTCCCTCCACAAAATGCCCGCACGCTTCCGGTGGCACACCTCCCCGTGTCAGCGGTGCGGCCAGCGTGGCAAAGTCGCATAGATAGTCCCCACCGGTGTGCCGCCATACGCATTTATAGCACCGGTTTTCATGTCTTTTCTTCATGGTTCGCTCCTTCGGATTTCCTCGTACAGGCTTCTGCGTAACCTGCCCTGTTGCGGTGCCCAAAATTTCCGCGCTGCCTTACGGCGGCCGCTTGAAATTTTGACCGCGGCCACTCGCTCACCTCGCTTCATCTGCCACAGGCAGCGCTCGGATCGCTCCCATCATTCATTCCTTCCAGGGCGTCGCAGACGGCCCGCAAGGCCCGCTGGGAATCCCGCAGGGCGAACTGCGCCGCCCGCAGCGCCTGTATCGTCTTTTTCTGGCCGCCCGGCCCGGTCGCGGCGTTCTCGGCCATCTCGCAGGTGTTCCACCGGTGTCCGCACTCACGGCATGCCCGGCGCCGCCGGATACGGTTGCCCTGAAGCGGCCGGGAATCCACACAGTACTGGTTCCCGCTCCCACACACCGGACAGGTCATTTCTTATCTTCCGGCGCGGCTGCCCGGATACCGGCATACAGTATGCCGTTCAGCATCTGATAGCGGATCAGACCCTTGGCCTCCAGCTCCTCCATCAGTATCTCCCGCGCCTTCCGGCGCACCTCCGGCCCGATGGCCTCCGGCTTGTCCACCGTCAGCGGATCACAGATCAACTTGCCCTGTACCAGTACCACGCCGACACTCGGAGCGCTGTCCAGATAGTTGATAATTGCGTCAAACTCGCAATTATCAAGATACCCACTGTGCACGGCATCAAACGCCCGTTCATACAGTGCATCAGCGTCTATCAATCGCATTAGTCGTCACCCCCGCTGTAATACATGTCCCTGCCGCCTCCCACTCTTCCTTTCCGACAGTCTCCCATCGGTCTCGTGTGCTGCCGTCATCATAGGTGGTACGGTACAGCACTTCATATACTTCCTCATGATGTACAGTCTTGACCTCCGGCACCAGCACAAACGCCCTTTCGAGGAAGTTGTACTTGTACTGATACTCCGTCTCAACGCTGTCGTAGGCGGCGCTGTACCGCCGGTCTATGGCTTCCCGTCCGACCTCCGACCGCTTCGATGCTTCATAGCACCCGGAGATGATAGCCAGCACAGCCAACAGCAGAGCGGCAAACAGAACGATCCGTCCGGCACTTTTCACGGCGAGACCTCCTTTCTCTGAAAATTCTCACAGGCCACGCGCCCGTACCACACATATACAGCTGGCTCAGGTGCTTTGCACTCACCCTCACCGGATGGGTCGCAAGCTTCAAAATAGCGGCAGTCCGCGCACTGCAGCGGGGCGTCGGGGACGCCGCCCCCTACATCCGCACCATCGGTTGTCGATGCGTAGGGGCCGATGCACCCCAAGGGTACTTGTTTCACTGCGCCCACATCGGCCCATGGCTCCCTTGTGTAAAGGGAGCTGTCACCGAAGGTGACTGAGGGATTGTCAGCAGGCACCTCCTTCCCCGCCAGCCGCTCCCGGTGCGCTGTCACCAGCGCCCTGGCACGCCACAGTGTCACCTCGGAGTAGTCCAGCTCACAGCCGATCGCCGGTTCCACACATCCCTCGCCGCTGCCGTATGAAAATTCGTGCTGCACGAAGTCGCTTCCATCCGGAAACGAAAGCTTCCAGCCGTCAAACAGGGGCATGATCTCCGCGTCGATACCAAGCTTCCGGCAGAACACATACAGCGCCCAGATCTCAAAGTACCGGTTTTCCTTCATGGCTTCCCAATACCGCAGCTTCGCGGCCCTGGCGTTTTTGGCGCAGCCGAACCCCAGCATCGCCGTACTGATGACCACCAGAATGACCAGCAAATACAATTTCCACGTCATCCCGCGATCCCTCCGATTTGCTGGCTCAGGGCCTGCATGGCCCGGCTCAACTTCTCCCGCTCGCCCTCCGGCTGCTGCCGCAGCAACTCCGCCAGACGGTTCACGTTTTCCACCGTCTGGTCGAACAGCGTCTTGAACTTGATCAGACCCTCGTTGCCTGACGCCGCCAGCTTCTTCCGGGCGGCTTCCGCTTCGGCCTTGTAGCTCTTGGCGGCGTCCAGCGCCGCAGCCTTCTCCCTGTCGGCAGCGGCGGCCTGTTCCTCTGCTTTCCGCAGGCGTTCCTGTGCCTCCGCCAGCGTCTTTTTCGCCTTTTCCACCTGCGCCGCCGCAGCCTTCTCCGCTTCAAGGCGGGCGGCGATCTGCTCCGCGCTGGCGTCCACCGTCTGCACCGCCACCTCCACGGGGCGGCTGCGCAGCTCCTCCAGCTCCTTCCGCACGCGGGCCAGCTCCTCCTGCGCGGCAAGGGCGGTGTCCTTGGCCTCCTGAATGTCAGCGGCGGCTTTCTGCGCCTCCTCCCGTGCGGCGTTCCGCTCGGCAATGGCCTTTTCCAGCTCCTTCACCGTCATGGCGGAAACGGTCTTTTCCTCGCCGTTCACCGTGTGTGTTCCGGTGGTGAAATCCTCCCGCTCAGATTCAGGCAAAGCCAGTAATACCAACGCTTTGGAGATACTCAAATCCGCAGATAATGCGCTTTTTCCATACTCCTTCCACAGCCGCATATACTGCTGTGCGCTGCGCTCGGAAAAAGCCACCTTTTCCTCCAGCCACGGCAGCCACTCCCCGTGGGAAAGCTGCGCTTTCGCTTCCGCCAGCCGCTTGCCGATCTCCAGAATGGCGCTCCCGGCCTGCCGCTTGTAGAAGTTGATCTCCTCGGTGATGACCTCAATGTCCCGCTCCTCAAAGGCAGCGTCCATCTCGGCCAGCTCGGCCATTTCCGCCGCCGTCATAAATTCACTCATGCAATATGCTCCTTTCCGGCTTTCCGCCGTTTCTTTTCTTCCGCTTGCGCCGCGTCCCGGTGTGCCGCGAACCACGGCAGCAGCACCTCATTTTCCCACCGGTCGCAGAAAGCCCGCACCTTTTCGGGAATTTTCCTTGTGCCGCCGCCACGCTTGCACCACTCGTTTTTGTAGCCGTGCAGCTGGACCTCCTTTGGGATCTTCAATGTCATGTTGATGTCCAGCGTAAAATAGGGCGTGTCCGGCTTTCTGGCCCGCCGGACGAAGAAGATCATATCCGTCCTGGCGCAGTGCTTTTTGTGATACGTTCCGACGCAGTGTTCCAGTACGCGGCCTTCGCTGGTCAGCTCGGCAGGCGTTGCCGCCACGCGGATAGAAAATTCTCCGTCCGACCACGCCAGTGTCTTGCACGCCACGGCGATCTCCGCCATGCGCTTCGTATATATCGCCTTGTCCCCGCCGGAGGCAACCTCTGCCAGCCGGTCATGGGCCGCCACCAGATGCCGGGGCCACAATTCTTCTTCTGTCGGCGTACCGCCCACGGCATCCAGCATCTCCCGGTAATCCAGGAATTGCAGCGCCATCGTCGGCACCCTTCCTGCACCACCGTCCTGCTTTATCAGGTAGCGTACCACCTTGCCCAACGGCAGCTCCCAGCCGTCCAGCACCATACCCACGATCTTTTGCAGCGTGTCAGAACGCAGCTGCACCCGATATTCGTTGAACTCAGTGGCGGTGCAGTCCCCCGCGTAGCAGCTGTATTGCCGCCACGCATCCGCCTCTTTCCATGACCATCCCCAGCGGCCGGATTGCCTGAAATCCTCTTTGCTGATCCCCAGCATCCGGTGTGGCTTCGTCCGCCCAGTTGATCCAGCGCATTTCGATCTCACGGCCGATCTGTCCCGTCAGCTGGTTCATCACCGCTTCGTCCATAGCCGTCCCCAGCGTATAGCCCCAGCCGTGGCGCACCAGATTTTCCACGTTCCGGTGCTGCTTCCACAGTTCTAAATAGGTCGCCAGCCACATGCCGCCCGCGTTGATATAATTCTCAATACCGGTCTTTTCCCCGGTGCTGTCGCCCAGATCCGGCACCACCGGCCAGATCAGCGCGTTGACCTTGTTGTAGTTGGCCGCTTCCACGCTGTGATACTTCTTTCTGGCCGGGTCAAACACCTTGGTGGCCACGCGCCACCCGGTCACGGCGTCGCAGATATACCGCACCTGCTTTCCGTTCCTGTCCAGCACAATGGCTTCCCATGGGCGGATAGATTGCTCTCCCGCGCCCCAGTCCCAGAAGCGCCGCCGGGCCATCCAGTACAACAGCACCAGATACCCGTCGATCACGGTAACGCTGTTTATCAGCAGCTGATAAGTTTTGCCATGCCGCAGGTCGCTGGAGCGTGTCAGGCATAGATCCTGCCCGCAGAACGGGCAGTCAAAGTGATCTGTTTCGCCAAGCTGTATGGTGTCCGCCCGCCAGCAGTGCTCGTCCTCCATGGCCGGAACGCCCTCATAGAATTGACCGTCCTCGCCCTGCATGATCTCGATGCCGCTGGCAATACCATAATTTCCTTTGCTGATGTACCCGGTGATGAAGTCCTCGTGGCAAGCGGTACAGGTACAGCGTGCGCCCCACATGGTCTTTTTCGTTGTCTCGTAGTGCTCCCAATCTTCCGGACACATCGTCTGCATAATTCCGGCTTCATTGTAAACCGTCACGCTCTCCCTCCGGAAAATACAGAGGTCGCCGCCCAGTCCGTCCCGGCAGTCCGTCCATACCCAGTGCCACATCTCCTGCGGCGGTTCTTTGGGCAGCAATGCCGCCAGTTCCTTTGCCCCGTGCGTCATGGCTGCCCCTCCTTATAGGAAATCCTCCAGGTCGATCACCACGCCCTTGGCGGCCTTTTCTGTCTGCTCCATCGCTTGTCCTCTCGGCGGCAGGCCGTAGAACTTCCGCAGAATGTCCTCCGCCTCCGCCGGTGTCACGCACCCGCAGTTTCCGACCCTGTTTTTCTGAGCCTGCTCTGCGATCTTCTTTTCCGCGTCCGCCAGCGTCATGCCGCCGCCGGACAGATCATTCACCAGAAGGTTGGCAAGGGCCGGTTCGGCGCGGAGCATATCCTTCAGCTGCTCCCCTACCATCCACACCGGCCCACGTTCCTTTGGCTGCTGGGCTTCAATGGCCGCGATAGCGGTCTCGATCGCACTCATACCAATATCCTCCTCTTTTCGTTACGCTTCCGAACTTTTCCGGATGTAATGTCGCTGCCAGTAGCGCCGCTCGGCAGCCTGTGCGTTCTGCTCCTCGGTGGCGCGGATCATCCGGCATGGTTCGCACTCCACGCCGGGCGCGTTGAAATGCTTCCCGCACCGGCAGCACACATTGCGGATCACCACGGTTTTCCGCACCAGCTCACACTGGCAGAAGATCTTCGCCCATGGCACGTCCCAGAACCTCGCCGCCTGCACGGTAGCCTGTTCCCAGTCCGCCGCCACCACCGGCACCTGCACATGGCCCGGCGCTTTGATGAACCACAGATATTCCTTCGGCTTCGCCGCCATGATGTTCACCTCCTCGTTATGTACTCGTTTTCCTTTCGTAGGGGCCGGCATCCTCGACGGCCCGTGGCCCCCTTGTGTAAAGGCGCCCCAGTGCTCACACTGGGGTGTGCACAGCTGAGCTGTCAGCTACGGCGGCATAGCCGCCGAGATCGGGGCTAAAAACATGCCACCGGCATGTTTTCTTAACGCCCCGACTGGGGGATTGTCGTAGGGGCGTGGTTTACCCCCGCCCGCGAGGGCCGTCCCGCCCCTCCAGCTTGTCCACCAGACGGAGGACGCCCCAGGCCAGCCGCCATGCGCCCACGATCAGACAGATGTACGTCAGCGCCGTCATACGTCCACCGCCCCCATCAGCATTTCGTCCCATGTGGCGATCCGGTCTGTGCCCGCCACCTGTACCTGATACTGCCAGAAGCCGTTTTTCTTCGTGGCCCGCAGCACGGTGCCCTCCGGCGCGTGCCCGCCGTTCTCCTCGCAGGCCCTTGGCGCAAAGTTGACCACCCGTTCACCTTCCGCAAACCGTGCGCCCCGGTTCTTCTTCCTGCCCATCTGATCTCCTCCTTTGTATATTCCTTTTATGGCTCCCTTGTGTAAAGGGAGCTGTCAGCCGCAAGGCTGACTGAGGGATTGTTCCTTCGTCTCCTCCTCCACCGGGTAGAAGTGCGCCTGCCCGGCGAACCGCACGTTCAGCAGCGTTACGTTGATCATCGTGGCCAGCCTGCGCTTCTGCTCCGGTGTCAGCGTGTCCACATCCGTCTCCACGCCATTCACCTTCACATACGCCTTTACTGTGATCGGCGGCCGTCCTTTCTTCGCCATGTCAATTTGCTCCTTCCTCCATTTTCTTGGGGTGATAGGGATCCGAAATGTCCCAGTCCTCCCATTTTGCCAGCATCTCCGCCAGCGCTTCCGGGCGGCACTTGTATGCGCCCAGCTTCAAAAACGGCAGTAGCCCGCTCTTGCGCAGCTCATGCACCTTGCCCTGATTGACGTTCAGGGCCGCCGCCACCTCCGGCACAGTCATCAGCCGTGGGAGTTGTTCTTTCACCGTTTCCATGTGGTATCCTCCTTTTCCACTACCTACTTACCGAATGATTCTCGTGCCCAGCAGTTCGCCGTTCAATCCCCAATACTTGGCCACGATCCGAAATGGATCTTCCCGTGTACCGTGTCCGACTTCCTCTTGAGTCTCGATTACCGTAACGATCCTTGCGCTGTCTAACCCTCTGGGCTCGGCAGCACATTTTTTGCTTTCAGCCATGTGCCGCCCTCCTCTCGGCTCTTCGGCTCGCTGCGCTGGGTCTCGGCGCTCTTCGCGCCGTCGGCCAGTCCTGCGCCATAGGCCACCAGCAGCGCCCGCTGCTGCTCACTCATGGTCTCCATTCGCCCCGCCAGTGCGGATTGCAGCGTCGAATACTTCACGCCTGACTGCCTGCTGGCCGCAGCCATTGTCATGCCGCGTTTATCCAGCTCCCGCCGGATCATTTCTTCTGGTGTCATAGTTTCCTCCCCGCGCAAAAGTTGTCCATTTGTTGACCGTCAGCTCAAAAAAATATTGATGAGCTTACCGACTTCTACATCTAGCGCTTTTGCAAGAACATTTACATCTCGAATATCCGGCATTCGCTTTCCGTTTGTAATGTAATTCAACTTCTGCCGCGTCCACCCGAGCTGTCTTGCACACTCCGCTTCGGTTCTAAAATGACTATAAATCATGCCGCGCAACTCGTTCATTTTCTCACCTCCTCTTGTCAGTCATGCGTTTGTTGACTGCATTTACATTAGCACACGAAAAGCCGGAAGTCAACACTTGGGCAACGATTTTTTTAATTTTTTATGTACGTCACATTTTTGTTGACATCTGGGAATATTGTGATAAAATAGTTGACAAAACTGTGAGGTGAATCATATGAGTTTCGGAGAGAAATTGAGAATCTGTAGGGTTGCGCGTAATCTCACACAGCCTGACCTTGCTGCTCTTGTTGGCAGCACCAAGCAGGTTATTAGCAATTACGAAAAGGGGAGCCGAGTGCCAAAGGTCGTCGCCGCCGCAAAACTTGCATCTGTTTTAGATGTTCCCGTAAACTATCTTGTAAATGATTACATTAACCTTCGCCTATGGGAATCTGAGGACTACCTTGAGGACTATTGGTTAGCTTCTCCTTCTGAAAGAATAAAGCTTGTTGATCGACGAGGTATCGATCCGCGCATTGCATCTGATTATGAAAAGATCTCTACGATTGCTTGCTTCGTTAAAGAAGACGCATCGGCAATGGGTAACCTTTCCAGCGACGAATCGAAGCTGGTAGACATCTACCGCAGCGTGACAGAACAGGGGCAGCAGGAGATGATGGCCCATGCCGATTACATTGGGGAGCGCTATAAGAAAAACCCCTCCGCATCCGCCGACAAGGCAATGTGATCTATTGTGATTTCAAACGCCGATAAACAAAAACCAGCTCGCCCCGGTTCCCCGGAACGGGCTGGCGATGAATAGGAGGTGTCCCCATGGCAAAAAAAGTCCTGACCCGCAAGCGCGGCAAGGTCTGGGAATATCGGTTCGAGGGTGCCATGGTGGGCGGCAAACGCCAGTGGATCTCCCGAAGTGGCTTTTCCTCCGATGCGGAAGCCTATGCCGCCGGCATGACTGCCTGGCAGGAGTATCAGGTCTCCGGTCTCAAGTTCACTCCTTCCCAGCTGAGCGTGGCCGACTTTCTGGATCACTGGCTCCGCGAATACTGCGAAGTGAACTTGAAGGACACCACCGTTCTCAATTACCGCAAAAAGATCAATACGCTGATCAAGCCCGCGCTGGGCAAGTACCCTTTACGTTCCCTCCAGTCCGCCACCGTGCAGAAGTTCATCAACGATCTTTTCAACGCCGGATACAGCCGCAACACGCTGGCCGGTGTCAAGGGTATCCTCAGCAAATCTATGAAGTACGCAAAGGCCCAGAAATTCATACAGGACAACCCCCTTTACGAAGTCGATCTGCCTCTGCATAACGCCACGCCTAAGCTCAAGACCCGCGGCAAGCAGCGAACGGTTATCGACGCCGCCACCGCCCAGCGCATCTTCACCCGTTTTCCGGAAGGTCACCCCATGCACATTCCGCTGGTTCTCGGTTACCGCTGCGGCTTACGCCTGGGCGAGGCCTTCGCCGTACAGTGGGCGGATATCGACTTTGCCGCCGCCACCCTCACAGTCACGCGGCAGGTGCAGTATGTGTCCGGCAGCGGCAGCACCTCCCCTGACCAGCGCCGCATCACAAAGAATGATCTGTATCTGGCGCCGCCCAAGTACAACAGCACCCGCGTCATCCAGCTGGACAGCGCCACCCTCGACCTGCTGCGCCGCACCCTGCGCCACCAGAAAGAAATGCAGCTCTCTTACGGCCCCCATTACGTCCACCTGTATGTCACGCCGGAGCGCGTCAGCTCGGAGGATCCCGCTCCTTTCATCATCAACACCGACGGTATCGGACATGAGATCCACATGGTCAATGTCAATGACGATGGTTCCCTGATCCGCCCCCGCTCCATGCAGGAGTGCTGCCGCGTGATCCACGGCTGGCACAACACCCAAAAGGACGGCAAGGTCACACGGGTATTAGACCCTGATCCGATCTGTCCCACGTTTGATTATCATTCTCTCCGGCACACTCACTGCACCGATCTGCTGCTAGCCGGTGTTCCGCCCAAAGCCGTGCAGCTTCGTCTCGGCCATAAGGATATCAAGACCACGCTGAATATCTATGAGCATCTGACAACACAGATGTCAGAGGATACCGCTTCAAAACTGGACAAACTATATCGCACCTCATGAAGAAAGGGCGCTGCCAATGGCAGCGCCCTTTTCCTTGTCCACATTTTAAAAAATGTGGGCAAAATGTGGACAAATCGCTATTTTCGAGCTTTTCACAGCTCACGTCCACTGTGTTTCAAGTTTTCACAAATCTCCGAAAACCGTTGGTATATCAGGCTTTCAAGCTTTCCTCTACCGCCACGGCAACAGCAACAGTCGCGCCGACCATGGGATTGTTGCCCATGCCTCACCCGTCTTTTTTCCGGTTTCTATTTATTTCTGTTTGTTCCCTGGAAAACCGCATGATATCAATGATTTTCCGCATGTTGGCCTACTATTCTTTTCTTGCTTTTCCTCCCTGTTTTTCTTCGTGCGCCTAAAAAATGTGGACAAAATGTGGACAAGTTTTGTTTCCTTTTCGGCTCTGTGTTGACAAGCGTCACATTTTTATATACGATGGTAGCATATTGAACACGGAGGTCCTATCATGGAAATCATTGATGTCGATTATACCGAAGTCCCCGATGATCCCATCACCGAAACCTGGTACACCTGCCCCTCCTGCGGCTGCCT